GCGCTGCAACTTCTCGGCGTGGGCCACTGTCCAAACTCGCATTCGTCTGTGTTTGGCGTCAACGGCCAAAGCAGGAATAGCAAACTTTAACAATGCACCTTACTATCTAATCATTGAATGGATAGGTTATGATGACGATGGAAAGATTGTAACCAAAGATTCTTTGCGAGAGGTACTGCCGTTGCAACTTATCAATATGGAGTTCAATGTTACTGAAGGTGGTTGTGTCTACGATGTTCAAGCAGTAGCTTGGAATGAACAAACACTAAGCGACTCAGTACAAGAAGTCAAAGCAGACATAACTCTTTCTGGAGACACACTAGCAGAACTGTTGGCTAATGGTGCAGCCAGTCTTACCACACAATTAAACAATAGAATATTAGAAAACACACAAACAGAAACTACTCGTAGACAGGACGAGTATATAATTATTTTTCCAAAAGATGTTGCAAACAGTGCTCCTAAGGGCAGCGAAGCAAATTCAGCAACGGTTGATACCAAATCCGAACAATTACAAGCAGTTTTTGATAGTCTTACAGGAAGTGTTGGCAATGAATTACCTGATACAATCTCACAGTTTAGCGATAGATTGCTTGGATTAAAATCACAAAGCGCAATAGGCAGAGCTATTAGAGATAGTATTGTGTTCGCCGGTAAAGGCGCAAATGATATCGGTAAAGCAACTGTTAGCAGCGAAGGATTGTTAGACGGTGGAGAAACTCCGTTTGGTGTAAATGCATTTGATTACGATTCAGAAAAAGAAATATACACCAACGGGGGCTCGATGCAGATTAGTAGAGACTTTAGAACGTTTAAGTTTCCGCGCAGCACAAAAATAGAAAGAATAATTGAAGAATTAGTATTAATCAGTAGCTACGGAAAAGCCGCAGCAACCGCTGTAGAAAATAGTCGAGGAATGATACCTTGGTTTAGGGTTGATACACAGACTTATTTGTTAGAAAATAACAATGCCGTTCAAGCTTCGGGCGACAATCCTAAAGTACATGTATTTAGAGTTGTGCCCTATGAAGTTAATATCAGTAACTTTACAAATGCTACAACTCCCACGCCTGGCACACAACAACTTGCTAATAATGTAAGCAAGGTTTATAACTATATCTATACAGGACAAAACAAAGACATTTTAGACTTTAGTATCGATTTTAAGCTAGCATATTTCCAAAGCCGCAGAGCAGACGGCGCTATGAGCAGCAGTGATACACGCACAGGAACACAAGATGGAGCAGCAAGCAGCGAAACTACTACATTAGTGCAAAACGAAGGACAGAGTAACATAAGTCAATCTGGTACTACACCAGAAAGAGAAGCAGCCACAAATAAAACAGATCAACCTGGTGGCGGCAGAGGTACAGAAAGTCCAGAAGTTGCAGTAGCACGTTCATTCCAGGATGCACTTGTTGACGGTGTGGACATGATTAATGTTGAATTAAAAATTATGGGCGATCCTTATTTTATTGCTGATAGTGGTATAGGAAATTACAGCAGTGGTCCTGGTAGAGTTCCAACAATCAATGCAGATGGCGCAATAGATTATCAGCGCGGTGAGGTGCATTTTTTAATCAATTTTAGAACACCGATTGATATAGGCGACAATGGACTAATGAAGTTTCCAAATAGCAGTGTTCCTGTGAATGCATTTAGCGGACTTTATAAACTAATTCAGGTCGATAATGAATTTAGCGGCGGCAATTTTACACAAACTTTGCATGCGTTCAGAGTTAAAAATCAACCTATCGATATAGGTGTTCAAGGTACGTCGGGAAAAAAATATCAATAATGATCCTACTCTATCTAGTGGAATTGTTACGAATGTGCAGGAAGCTATCAATGAAGCTTCTGATAAATTAAGTCCTTTCTTAATAAATGAAGGAGACATACAGGTAACTGTTTTAGATGATATTGTTGACGCTATACCAGATGCTGATCAACTAATAGACGATGCGCTAGATGCTATAGAAGATACATTACCTATTGACGAACTCAGAAACCTGCAAGATCAAGTGTCCGGGGCGATAGATACTGTAAGTCAACAAGCAACTAATTTTGCAAGCAACATAGCAGGCAGTGCTACGGGATTAGTAGAAGATGTAGTTGGCGGTGCCGCGGGCTTAGTAGGAGATGTTGCAGGTCAAGCAGTTGACGGTGCCGCGGGCTTAGTAGGAGATGTTGCAGGTCAAGCAGTTGACGCAGTGAGAGACGGAATTGACGTTGGAGGTATACCATCGGTAGATTTACCTAGCGTCAATCTACCACAGGTTAATCTAGGTGGTAGATTTGTATTCAACCCTGCAACGGGTGAATTTGAACAATTTAATTAGGAAGCATAATGCCAGTAGAAAGACGTACCGGAAACCCAAAAAAATTAACTAACCCAGGGCCATATGAAGCTGTGGTTGTAAGTCATCTTGATCCTAAAATGATGGGTTCGTTACAGGTAGAACTTTTAAAAAGCAGCGGCAGCGGCAACCAACCGGAAAGATCTGGTCAATTGGTTACAGTTCGTTATCTAGAGGATATTGGATAGGTTGTGTTCAAGATGAATATATGAACTTTATGCTGCCAGAAACTAGAGTTACAACAAAATTCAACAGCGATAATACAGAAAGAAAATTACCCGTAGGGGAGTATAACAAGTTTATTACAAAACCTGAGGATACAGACCCTACACGTTTTATTAAACCTACAAATACCGATTTTGCAAATATTCTAGCTGGTCAAGGATTGATTGAAGATGAAGTTAGAGGACAAACTACATCAAGTGCAAGACGAGAAGCACCTAGTAATGTTTTTGGCATCAGCACTCCAGGACCACTTGACAAGCGAGCATCTGCTCCTAGGGCACCACAAGGCCAACACGAAGCAAAAGTAAATGCTCCGAGCAGTAGACTAGGCGGTTCAAGTTTAGTATTTGATGATGGTGACGACAAGCTGATTAGAAAAGGTCATCCTAAAGATAGTCCTATGGAATATGCTAATGTTCGTCAAGGCGAGCAAGGCGAAAGAACTATTCCCCATAACGAATGTGTAAGATTGCGCACTCGAACTGGACATCAGATACTGTTACACAACTCCGAAGATCTTATCTATATTGCAAATGCAAGAGGAACTAGTTGGATCGAAATGAGCAGTAACGGCAAGTTAGATATTTTTGCTAGTGATAGTGTAAGTGTTCACAGTGCCAACGATTTAAATTTTACTGCCGCAAGAGATATAAATCTTACCGCTAGCGAAGATTTTAATCTAGTTGCAAAACAGGTAAGGGTTAATAGTAAGCTAAACACAAACTTTGTAACAGGAGAAGTGTTTGCAGTAAGTGCAGGTAAAGATATAAGTTTAAACACAGCAGAAGACTTTATAGCTTTTGCTTCTGGTGATCTTAGCACTGCTAGCACCGGGCAAACCAGCATACTTGCAGGAGATCATCTAGCAGTAGGAAGCACCACAAGTGTGGGAATTGAAGGGTGCGGATTTGTAAGGGTTACCACAGATGGTGATTACGATCTTAAAGCTCTAGGCCCAATTAAAATAGAAACTCAAGCAGATCTTAGTCAAATCAGTGCCTTGCAAACCAAAGTACAAAGCGGCAATGCACTAAGTTTAAAAGCAGTTGGCAGCTTCTTAGTGAATACAGAAGCAACTCTAGGAATGAAGAGTTCTGCAAATACAATTATTAAATCAGACGCAAATGTTGATATTCAAGGTGCGGAACCACCTGCTACATTATCACCAGCAAACGCAATTATACCACCAGCTCCGAAAGTTATTGATGCATCACCGCCTGAACTTGCTAGAGCAACAACTAGAGTGCCACAACATGAGCCTTGGTTTGAACATGAACATCTAAACCCTAGTGAATATACTCCAGAAAAAACTAGAGCAGGCGGGCAAAGCGGAGAAACATATGCACCTACAACTCCTGATACCTTTAATAGAGGTCCAGGTGGCGCCATCACGCAACCAGGTGCTAATCCAGGATATTATAATAGTTCCGGAACCACAGAATCTAGCGCAGGTTACAGTGCTGTGGGTCCTGCAAATATACCACCAGATCCACCAGCAGTAAAAATAGAAAAGCAAGAGCTAGCAAGAGTATTTGCCCAAAAGTTAAGAGAAATTGCAGGATTTAATGAAGAACAAATTTATGCAGCAATTGCTTGCGCAGAAACTGAATCTCAGCTTACATTGGTAACAGAACGTGGATATGGCGGCACATCTAATGAGAGAATACGCAGTATCTTTAGTGGTGCAAGAACTGTTAGCGATGCACAGTTAACAGAAATTAAGAAAGACAAAGCTCAATTCTTTGAATTAGTATATGGGCGCACAAACAGCCTAGGTAGAGGTATGGGCAACACCACTGATGGCGACGGCGCCAAATTCATAGGTAGAGGTTTAATACAGTTAACTGGTAAAGGTAACCATCAAAGATATGGTAAAGTTGCTGGTCTTATCAAAGAAGACCTAGTTAGCGATTATAATCCATTTGGCGTAGAGATTGTAGATGACCCAACAGTGTTGTTAACTGATGTAGAAAAATCTGTTGCAGTTACAGCAGCATATCTTAAAGAAAGATACAGAGACGTAGGACGAGGAGTGTTAGGTAATATGCGTATGGCAATTGCTGGTACAGAACGAGGCTATGAATTAAGTAGATCCAAGGATTTAGCCAATTTTGCAAACAAGAAATTGCCTGACGGAACATTCGACCCTGAATGGAAAGCTATAGCGGTGGCGGCGGCGGCGAATATTCGCCTGCAGACGTAAATCCAGGACCTATACCAGAAAATCCGGGTTGGGAAAAATTAGATGCAATTCTAAAAAATGTTTTAACACAAGATTGGAAAGAAAGAGGTCAACCCGGCAATCCAAGAATATTAGAATGTTATAGAGCATGTAATTTGAGTTACACTAGAGACAGTAGTAAAATGGCATATGCCTGGTGTGCAGCATTTGTTAGTTGGGTATTAGTTACAGCCGGTCTTCCTAGTAACAGAACTATGAGTAGTCAAGGTTGGGGAAACTACGGAGGCGAAGTAGATTGGCGTGACACTTCACAAATTCGAAAATGGGATATTGTTGTGTTTAAATCAAAAACACGCAGCGGCGGCCATATTGGATTTATACAAGAAATTACCAGTAATGGTGTTATAAAAGTACTAGGCGGAAATCAAGGCAACAATGCAAAAGTTTCTAACTACAGGTTTAACAGTAAAAGTCAATATGTAAAACACGTTAAGCGTAATTGGTCTTTGCCTCCTGAAGTAGATGTTCCAATTGACGGAACTGCCGCAGCACAAGCAGGTAATGATAGCACAGTTTAACACGGATAAATATTGATATGAGCACACTAGAAAAAAAATTATACAAAAATATCACTGTAAACACTGCTGAGAAACAAAAGTCTCAAGTTACTAGTCGTGCTTATAGAGGTATCAGTACCGTAAATCCAAACAACACTAGCTATAGCCTATACGATATTGCCCTAATAAAACAGGACATTATTAACCATTTCCATATTCGCAAAGGCGAAAAATTAGAAAATCCTAATTTTGGAACCATTGTTTGGGACGCTATTTTTGAGCCCTTAACACCGCAGCTTAAAGAAGCTATTGCAAAAAATGTTACAGAAATTATCAATTATGATCCTCGTGTAAAAGTTGACAGTGTAACAGTTGACACCTATGAATCAGGACTGCAAATTGAGTGCGAACTTACATATCTTCCTTACAATATCAGTGAACAGATGACTTTAAAATTTGATGAAGACGCTAGTATCATCAATTAAATACGCACTTATCTTAATCACATAAATATTACAGTAATAAGGAAGCACATATGTCCACAACTGATCGTCAAAACAGATTACTATTAGCGGAAGATTGGAGACGAATTTACCAGTCATTCCGTACCGCTGATTTCCAAAGCTATGACTTTGATAACTTGCGCAGAACTATGATTAACTATCTGCGTCAAAACTATCCTGAAGACTTTAATGATTACATTGAATCCAGCGAATACCTTGCACTAATCGATCTAATAGCTTACCTTGGACAAAATATTGCTTTCCGTGTGGACCTTAATGCAAGAGAGAACTTTTTAGAGCTAGCAGAGCGTAGAGAAAGTGTGCTACGATTAGCTAGACTGTTATCATATAATCCTAAACGTAATCAAGCAGCAAACGGATTGCTAAAATTTACTAGCGTTAGCACAACAGAAAATATTGAAGACTCTAATGGAGTTAATCTCGGAGGTCAGACCATTATTTGGAATGACGTTTCTAATCCTTATTGGTATGAGCAATTTATCAAAGTAATAAATTCTGCACTTCCTGCAAGCAGTGTTGTAGGTAGACCTATTAAAACAGATACAGTAAATGGCATAAGCGTTGATCAGTATAGATTTAACGCTACTAATACTGATTTGCCAAACTTTGCATTTAGCAAAAATATAAACGGACGCAGTAGCCAATTTGAGATTGTGTCAACTGATGTTAAATCAGGAGAAATACTTGAAGAACCGCCTTTACCAGGTAACAACTTAGCGTTCCTTTACAGAGACGACGGCCAAGGCGCTGCCAGCAGCAATACAGGCTTCTTTGTTCATTTTAGACAAGGACGACTAGACAACGGAAATTTTGCAATCAGTACTCCGAGTTCTAATCAAACAGTGGCGATTGATGCTGCTAATATTAACAATAGTGATGTATGGTTATATAAACTAGATAGTTCGGGAATAGAAAACGAACTGTGGACTAAAGTTGATGCTGTTGAAGGTAACAATATTGTCTACAATAGTTTGAATAAAAATATTAGATCTATCTACAGTGTGTTAACCAGGGTAGAAGATAGAATAAGCATAATTTTCTCAGATGGCACGTTTGGCGAATTACCCAAAGGCAGCTTCAGAGTATATTATAGAATCAGTGACAATAGAAGCATGCTTATCAATCCTGACGATATGATAGGAATCACAATTAGTGTTCCGTATATTAGCAAGTCAGGTACTACAGAAAAATTAACTATCGGATTAGGGTTAACTTACAGTGTATCAAATGCATCAACGTCAGAATCTAATCAAAGTATAAAAGCAAATGCTCCGGCAACTTACTATACTCAAAATAGAATGGTTACTGGTGAAGATTATAATGTTGCTCCACTTAATGTAAGCCAAGAAATTATAAAAGTTAAAAGTGTTAATAGAACTAGTAG